CTATTCATTTTTCTCAAACCATTCCTTAGTAAAACCAATTGATTCTATTATTTTTAAAAACAAAAATTCGTGCTTTTTAGTCTTTTTAAATAATCTGTTCGTCTTATTTCTTAATGCTTTATCTAAGTTTTCATATTTTTGTCTCGGTATGAATAATTTTAAAGTTAAATAGACATGAAACACACTATTCAACTCCGCTTTCTTCAATTCTCCCAAAATATATTTATTTGGCTTAGCATCTTTTCTTAAAGTAGACTTTAAAATTCTATTGTCATGTGCGGCCATATTCCTAACATCATTTATATTCTGTAGATAACTATCTAACATCGATGGAGTCAATTTAAATTCTTTTTGATAATATTTCTCCATTAAAACACAAATGCTGTCCGCCACTTTTCTTTTATCTCTTTCGATCATGAGTTTATAAAAGGTTCTTAACTGCCCGAATTCCATAAAATTGACAAGCACCCAAAGCGGAACTTCGTCGTATTTCTTTAAATAATGTGAAATTGCATTATCATAATGCTTATTATTATTAATTATTCTGGCTAAATCTGACAATAGACGAGCCACTTCTAATTTTTTATCTTTTCTGAAGTTTGCTGTATCTAAATACGCATACTTTCCTTTATGAACTTCACAAAAATAATAAGCAACCTGAGTTCTCAAAAAAGCCTCAGCCTCTCCAATTCTGTTAAAAAAAGTATGTTTTATATCTTTGTCAAACATATAAATTGCATACAATTCTTCAAAGGTAGCTCCTTCAATAAAACTATCTTTGTCTTTTTGTAAAAAACTGCCACAGCCGTTAACTATATCATAATAATTGGAACGTAACAAAAGCTCCGTGGCATTACTTCTTTCTTTAAAAATTAATCCTCTATTTTCGAGAATTGCAATCTGTTCATCAATTGTTTTAAATTCAATAGCCATATATCGGTATTATAGCACAAAAAAGGCATCCGAACTACTGTTCAAATGCCTTATTGCGATACACGTACTAGTTACGCATACCTTTCTCTTTAAAACCATTATAACAGAAAAACATAATTTTTCAATAAAAAAGTTCTGTTTTTTTATATTTTTTCCAGAATAGCAAACTTTTTAAGGTTCATTTATGCCAGTTGTACTTTATACAGATGCTAAAAACACCCGCCGAAGCGAGATATTCTTCATCTAAATAATAATGATATAATTATAAAAAAGGAGTTAAAATGACACGTAAAGAATTAATAGATTTACTTTTAGAAAAAACCAACTCTTATGAAGATTATCCGTTTAATGATAATACTCGTGAAACAATATTATGGACTGCAATCAGGCAAAAGAGAAATAAAAAAATTATTGCTTTGATTTTTGAAAAAGATAATGAGCTGCTTATAGATTTAAAACTAACACCAGAACATGGAGATGAAGTCCGAGAATATGATGGAGTATTTCCTGGCTATCATATGAACAAAACTCATTGGAACACCGTAAGAGTTAACAATACATCTCTGCCATTTGAGGGGCTTGTTAAAATGATTGAAGAAAGTGATAAATTGACTAAATAATCCATCGTCCATTCGGGTTATCGTCTTTTTCTTATAATAAACAACACAATTAAATTTGAAAGCCCGCAAATACTACCTGAGGTAATCCCAACGAGCCCAATAAATAAAGTAATCTTAGATCCCTCAAGCTTTCCAACGCAAAAAAATAACAGACTTATAATGATAATAGCAATCCATATCCCCATTGATTTCATTGGAAATTCTCACTTTCAGGCTTTTGTGAATATTATAACATAAATTATACATTAAAAAATCGATCAGAATCGTCCTTGGTTTAAATGTTTGAATTTTTTTCTCTTATTCTACTATATATATAATACACTGCAGCAAATATTAAAGACATCGAAATCCATATAAACATCACTGTAGACACAGATATAAATAATGCTAACACTAAATTATCGGCAGAAAACAAACGATGAAAATAATCTATCATTTCACCATAATTAAAAAATAATTTATGAATCATCTTCAAGATAAGTAATGTTGCTGCAACCAGGCTAGAATCTTTTAAGGCTTGTTTGAATGTTATTCTGCTTTTCGTTTTTTCCATAAGTTCACTCCTAAACTTTTTACAATTAGTTTACCAAAAAATGTCAAATAAAAAAAGCCCTGACTGAAGTCAGGGTTTATTTTATAGCTTATTCGAATTTAGTCGACGTTGTAATTCTCTCACAGAGTCAGAAACTGGGCTAATTGTTCCGTCTTGTGTTGTTCCAAGGTGTTTCTGTAGTGCTTTAATAGTTCCTTGACCAAACAGTCCATCTTGGCCAACTCCTAAGAATCTTTGCAATGCTTTGACCACGTTTGAGCCTGTCAGTGATGAATCGAACTGAGCCGCATAGATATTTTGATTAAAGGTTTGTTTGTACTGGTGACTAATTACCCCATCTTTGCCAGCCGTATCAAAATATTCTTGAAGTCGTTTAGCAGTCGCATTTCCAAATTGTCCATCAACGTTTAAAGTCACCATTTGAGGTTTGTTGTCAGTGTTTCCTGAACCTGATCCAACGATTCGATAAAAGTGATGTGGTAAGCGAGTGCTCATGTATGCATCATTCGTATCAACCGCAATTCCATTATGAGTATAAGAACAGTGAATGAATGAACCGTTGCTTAGGAAAATACCCGTATGTCCGTCAGAGCCAGCCGAACCTCCTGGAGTACCTGAGATAAAAATATCCCCACGTTGAACTTCTCCTCGACTGATTTCTTTCAGTTTTGTTCCTGACATACCAAACAAGGTTTCAGTATTTCCCATTGAACCTGCTGACAGAAAACCACCAGCAATCATGGCAAAGAATACTGACGAGCTACAGTCATAAGAGTTTGGACCCATTCGTGAAGTCATTGAATAAGTAACTTTGCCTTTTCGAGCTTGCATCCAAGCAATCATATTTTCAATACTTGACATTATTCGCCTCCTTTAACATTCCTAGCAACCCCAGCATTAGCCCACATTACCGCTTCTTCAATCTTTGTTTTGGCCAATGATTGTTCACGACTAGCAGGAACAAGTTCATCAACTAGCTCTGAAAACTCTCGTGCTTTTGCACGAAGTTGGGTATATCTGTCTTCTGTGTTTTCATTTGGCTTATGATAAGTAAAAATATTATCGTTGTTATTTCTCATATTATTCTCCCCCTTCTGTAAACTCGTGGTCAGAATCAGATGCCTTAACTACTTGAACACTATCTCCATTTTTTAAACTTTTAGTAAGTTCAGTTCCTTTTTTAGCTGCATGAGTGAAGTCATTATTCTTCCACCAAGCCAAAAGAGCAAAGACTGCTGTAATGACAGTACTAACAGTATTATCATCAAGTGGTAGTGGATTTTTACCAATTGCTGTCAATACTTGGTTTAAAATTGCTAACCAAAGTAAGATTGTACGTGTGAGTGTTCCTTTATCAATTGTTTTCATGTTCTTTCTCCTTTAAATTATTTTAGTGATTATATATCCAATAACAGTTACGGCAAGAGTAAGCATAAAGCCCCAAGCCCACTTATTATTGGCCTCCATTTTTTCTATAAGTTTTGCATTTGCTTGGGCTATCAAAAGCGCTCGTTCTGCTTTATCTCTAACTGTTTCATAGTTATCCAACTTTGTTTCAATTCGAGCTAATCGTTCGAGTACTTCTCGCCATGCTTGCTCCTCCATAACCCCTGCTTTCTATTCTTTACTTGCTCCACTACTTATTTCTTTGGACTTGTCCAAAACTGTTTCAATAAACCCCATAAATTTTGTCCTTTGAGCTTCATCGCTAGAGAATAAGTTTGCTTGAGCAAGTTCAAAGTTTAAGCTCACAGCCCCACTCTCATCTACGGTTGCCGAAAATACAGAAGTTGGTTGATCATCAATATCTGTTCCACCTTCATATTTAATTATTGTTGTTTCGCTAATTCCCATTGTTTTACCTTTCTTTAATTATTGACTTGCAAAAAATTTAACATAAGCTGCAAAATAAGGTTGATCTGCTCCCCAGCGGTAGCACTTTATTTCCCCATTTGTATTAATTGAAATCTGCGCTGTAGAAGTTCCGTCACGCCCCGAAGCTGGCATATCTATATTACGTTCTGGTCTTGCATTGACCGGTAATGTTCCGATAACTGTTCCACTACTTGTTATCTTTGGGAAATTACCTGTTGAACTACCACTTGACACACTAAGAGTTATCTCATTGTTTACTCGCTTCCAAATCGCTTTGTCTAGCGTAATGTTTCCGACTGGAGTCCAATTAACAACATCAGAGGACAACTTGACGCCAGCTGGTGAGATACTCGCAGAAATTCCCGTGCTGTCAGTCAGAAACATTCCTTGAAAGTTCGTTCCTACCGAAATTTCTCGCCCAGTAGAATTATCCGTGTAAACCATAATAAGTCCTTGAGTGCTATCCAAACCAATTGAATTTGTTGTATTAACAGAGGAATCTGTTCGGGTAATTATTAAATGGTCATTTTCAATATTCGTGCTCCCAGCAACGGGGCCATTATTCCAACTCGTCTCAATGGTTCCGTCTACGAACTTCCCGTTTTTCACTTCTAAATCTGTACCATTGATTTTATCTGCAGTAATAGAATTGGCATCGATGTTATTAGCGCTTATTTTATTAAGAATCCAATTTGAACCATTCCACCAATAATCTGTGTTGGGTAAAATCTTAGTGCCGTCACTAGCTGTAAGTTCAGTCAGTCCGCTATATGTCCATGTCAAACCTTTGAATTTTATTGTTGGTTCAGTATCGGAAACAATTTTACCTGGATCACCATCCGAGCCCTTAGCTCCATCCTCACCTTTAGGACCAACTGGCCCAATATCACCAGTTTCACCTTTATCGCCTTTAGGGCCTATGTCGCCTTTAGCACCATTAATACCATCGTTAACATTAGTTATAGTTACTGAGGAAGTCCCAACCACTTTGCCATTGACTATTGCTTGATATGAAAAAACCGCTTTTTCTGAAACTCCACTTGCATCAACAGTAATTTCTTGAACATTTGCTACAACTGCTCCATCCTTAGTCCATGAATAACTATCCGCAGGTGTTTCTTTGTCATCTGACCCAAAGTAGATATGAGCACCCAATTTTGTTGTTCCTACACCATTTTTAAATTGCGTGCCATTTGTAGTACTCAAATCAGAACGATAAGGGGTATTTGCATCAATGATTTCTTGCATCCTTGCATTGAGGTCATCTGATACTTCACTTTTTAGTTTGATGTAATTAGAAAACGTAATTTTGTTACTTGTAGGATTAGTGAAACTTATTTCTAATTCACTCACACGAGCCGACAAAAACAAGCCAACATTTCCATCTGAATCAATGAAATTCTTATCTTGAATTCTGACAGTATCTCCAATATGAAGAGGCGTACCATCACCAGTACTTGAAACAGTCAAATCACTAGTCGCTGATACTTCATAAGTAATTAAGGGGTAAGCATATTGCTTTAGTTGACTTAATGCGTAGCCCCACATTGCATTGACTGTAGTATATTCGGTTGATGCATTTTTATTGGTAAATATATCACCGCTCGAAGATTGAAGTTGTGAAGGAAACATTTGAGCGGATAGTGGAGCTTTAGCGTAACTTTCACCAGCTCTTTTATGGAATTCTTCTTGCCCTTCTGAATTAGTGACTGACCAAGCAGAATCTTTCCAACTTAACCCATCTTTCCCAGTGACATAAAGTGAATTAAATATCTGAGACTTTTCAACTTTTCGATTAACCCCTGTGACATTTTCGCCAAAGGATAAAAGCACATCATTTCTATTTTGACCAACTCCTTGAACATCGCCACCATTATTTTTCTTGTAAATATTAAGTGTGATATTATCAAGCGTTCCATCTCTTTTTAATTTTGTGACAAACTCAAACTCGGCATCAAAGTTTTGAATGACTGAAATTAAACGAGCAAGTTTAGTATCTTCTGAATCATAATTAATAACCCTTGTATCATTTTCAACCTGATTAATACCAAGTGAGATTTTTGCAAAATTGATTAGGCCTAATTGATCAAAGTACCATTGGATATTGTGACTGGCGGTATTTTTTAAATCCTTAACTTCTTCACTTCGCATTTCAAGATTAAGAGTTAAACAGTTAAAAGTGATTTTGTCATCATCTTCTTCGATAATGACAGAATCAAAAAGAAAGTCTTCTCCCTCATATTGAAAACTGAAATATGCTCGTTCATTTAACAGTTGAACATAATCTTGAACCATTCCGTTTTTAATTTTGTTTACAGTGAAATCAAAGGTTGAGGTTCCCTGTGCCAAATACCTATGAAAATTATCATCTTTAAAATCGGGCGTTTCCGAATCATCATTACTGAGAAAACCAACTCGTTTCAATGTATGGTCATGAATTGAAATTAACATTATAAGGTTCGCTCCTTCCACTCGATTTCAACTTTAGGCGGACTTGTCGTGAAGTTTGAATACACAATATCTAGTTTTTGACTTTCTCCTGGAGGAATTCCAAAGAATGTCGAACCTGTGTTATAGTCTGAGTTTGCCCCTAAATCATTGACTGTAATTTTTGATTTATCCATATCAACTTTCACTTCATCTTCTGGTTGGTACTTGTTAGGAATATCAACCATATACTCATTGTTTAGATTGGTAAGTTTAAATGCTCTGAGACTTGTATCTGCTACCATCTGATAGTTATAACGTTTCGCTTCAACCACATAGACATAAGCAAGATTCGTTTGGGCTGCCAAATCACCTAATAGATAAGTCTGAGCTACTCCTTTCCAGTAGAATGATAATTTATTACCTAGTTTAATGGTGGCTTGGCCGCCTTTACTAGGTCCAAAAAGCGGGGAGCCATTTTTATCAGCTTTTCCAGTTGTTGCATCAAAATCATGATGTTGGTAAAAGTGAAGTCTTTTATCCCCACCAATTAACCAAAAATTCACAGTAGCGAGCGATCCGCTTTTCCCTTTGTAAATCTCAAAAGCCGCAAGAGGTTGCTTGTTTTCGTCCGCAAAATGAATTTGAAATCTACCACACTGATCAAGATTTTTCTGGATAAACAAAGTATTGAAATAGGCATGCCAGTCTTTGACATAATTACCTAAATCATCTTTTGGAACTTCATATCTCAATACCCCAGCATTCCATAAATCGGTATTTTTCATACTCTTAATTCGAATCCCATCGTCTTTCCAACCAATAGTGCTATTTAATGGCATTCCCTCAAGATTTGTTGGCCATGAAGTCGTCCAGCTTGTATCTGGAACAAAGTTAGTTTCAAAATCTGACTGAGTTTTAAAATCACAGACTAGCTTTTGACTTTTAGCCGTGGTTGTGTCTGCTTCATCTGGATTACCTATTTCAAGGATTCCGTTCTGCCCAACAAAGGCTAAAAAACCTGTTTCAGATGTTGGAGTGACTTTAATTGTGGGATAAATTGGTAATGTCCCATTATTATTGATTAGGACTGAAACTGAATTATCAGCATTGTTTATGATGGTTCCGTTTTCACTGCCTGAGTTTTCATCATTCAATACTTTAGTATCGACTGATTCTGCGTACCCTTTCGGCACTAAAAATGTAAGTGTTCCAGTCGCAAAAAGTTTAGATTTACTTTCCGTTAAGACGATTTCACCACTTCTAATCGCTTGATAAAAAATATTCGGCTCATCAGAGAATATAAGTTCTAAAGGTACATCACTACCTGTAATTTCTGCCAATTTTCTACGTGCAGTTACAATATCATCAAGAGTTCTAAATTCTACATCAATTGTTGCTTTATTTCTTTTTGAACGAATAAAATTAGCACCACCAGATATTTTATCTTCCGTGGTGCTTTCAATTCCCGCTCCTAAATTTCTATGGACATCTATAATCCGCATATAATCCGTAAGGTAATTCTCTCCAAATTTTACTGTGAATTTCATGTAGTAGTACCTCCCCAAAGTAATGTTTGAGTTCTCGTTAAATCTTGCTGCGCTTCTTGATTCGCCTTAGCTGTTGTTCTAGCAAGTTCTTTATCATTAATAACAAGAACAGTATCATGCTCACTGAGTGATTTTACAGCGGCTAACGCTTGTGAGACAACTTCATTGGATTCTGATTGACTTGGTTGATTATCAATCTGCTGCTGGATAACTGAGCGAATTGAATTAAGTTGCATTACAGAAAGCTGACCATCAGTATTTAAACCTGTGGAACTGACAGCATATTCAGCAGTGATTTGTGGCAATCCTAGGTCAAAATTATCCGATATGCGACTAGCCATGCTTGAGATATTACTTTGAACTGATTTAAAGCTATTTTGTAAACTGTCATTGAAACCACCCATGATAGCTTTACCGGCTGGAATCAAAAGTTTTTTATCGTAACTAATAGGTCCCTTATGTTGTTGAATCCAATCAGCTATTCCACTGACAAACTGCTTGCCTTTTTCCCATGCACTTTTTAACCCTCCAATAAAGCCGTCAATAATAGCTTCACCAGCGTTTATTAATGAATCAGGAACAAATATACCAATGATCGCTTCTAAGAGTTCACCGGCCGCAGCTCGTACATCTTGTTGTCGGCCTTTGATATTACTAGCCATACCTTTTACTAGATTAATCGCAGCATCCATTAGTCGCCCTTGGGCTTGAACAACTCCTCTAACCAAGGCATCCACTAAATTCATAGCTGCATTTACAATATCAGGTACTTTCCTTGCGATACCTTCTAAGAATTTAATAATCAAATTCACAGCAGAATTAATAATAGACCCAATATTATTTGCTATCCCATTTACAAAATTTACAATTAAATTTGCCGCAGCTTGAACAATATCAGGCATTCTACTTGCAATAGCATTTGCAAAATTTACAATAATTGTAATGGCCATGTCAGTAATTTGACCAATATTATTAGCAATTCCTTCAAGGAAGGTTATCAAAACATTGAAACCAGCTTGCAGTATCTCCGGCAAATGTTTATTCAATTCTGTTAACCAAGTGACAATTAAATTAGCCGTACTTGCTATTAACGTGGGCAAAGCTGCAGTTATCCCCACAATGAATGAAACTACTAAAGCCGTTCCAGCTAAAATAATTTGTGGTAAAGCTAGAGCTAGTGAACCTAAAACAGCCACAATAACACTTGTAATTGCTCCTACTACAACCGGAATAGCCGTAATCATAGCAGATGCTAATGTAGAGATGATTAAGATTGCAGAAGCCGTGATTGTAGGAATAAGTGTGACAATCGTAAGTGTAATACTTCCGATAAGCTGAATAATGGCTGCTGTTATTGATGGCAACCCTTGAGCAATTCCCACAATAAAACCACCTATAATTTGTAAGCCCCCTGAAATTATCCCAGGCAAGGCACTGGCAATTGCTCCAGCAATTCCACTTATCGCTTTACCAAAATTAGTCCCAATCATTGGACCATATTTGGCTATTCCATCAACCAGCGTTTGAATTCCGCCACCAATAGAAGATAATCCTTTTTTAACATCTCCACCGCCCACAACTTTGGCAAGCAATTCAAAGATTTTGATGACAAGTCCGATGGGCCCCAAAGCTGTCAGTAAAATAGTTTTTGCTGCAAACATCGCAACTTTAAAAATATCAATACTTTGTCCAGCTTTTTGTGCTGGTGAGAAAAGATTCTTAAAGAAAGTGACAAGATTTCCGGCTCCATCTATCATTCCTTTGACAGCATTAGAAGCCCCTTTGTTAGAGTCCATAAAACCTTTTATAGCTTTAGCTATATTATTAAAAGCTGGCGGCCATGAACTTAAAGGAGATAACATCCCTTTAAATATAGCTTTGATAGCTTCCATTGGTGACATATCAAGGGCTAGCAAAGATTTGAAAGCAGAATAAAGTCTTTTAAATCCATCAACTATTTCTCCGATAGGAGCTAAGAAGTTTTTAAGACTAGAAACCATAGCTTCAATTCTTTTTTGAATACTGTCTGGAAGCATTCCAAGTAAAGCACTTCCAACTTCTCTTGCAACTTCCAAAAAGACGACCGGAATTGCTTTAGCAATATTTTTTACAATAGGAACAATGTTTTTTACAACATTTTTAAATGAGTCGATAACATTTTTGGTCAACCCTTTCAAATCGGCATCAGATTTTCCAAGACCAGCTAGTAAGTTAGAAAGTGCAGCTTTTGTACTATCAATTGACCCACTAATTGTTTGAGCAGCTTCTTTTGCCGTTGTTCCTGTGATACCCATTTCCGTTTGGACCAAATGAATCGCTTCGGTAACATCAGCATAGTTACTGATATCAAACTTCTTACCCATTGCACCAGGTAACTTTTCAGCATCAGATAACAGACGCTTCATTTCTTCTTGCGTCCCGCCATAACCAATTTTCAAATTGTCCAGCATCGTGAAATTACCTTTGGCAAATCCACCGTAAGCATTTTGAATATCAGTAATATTTGAACCCATTTTATTGGCATTATCTGCCATATCAGTAACGGCTTGGTCAGTTAATTTTGCTGCTTTATTAGTATCGCCACCCACAGAATTAACCATTGCAGCAGCCGAAGATGTAGCAACTTCCATGTATTGATTGGCTGACATACCAGCCGTTTTATAGGCATTATCAGCATTTTTCATGACAAGATTTTGTGCCTTCATGAGGTTGTTATAGTCACCACTGGCATCATCAACTGATTTCCCTACCGATTTTGCGTACTGTTCGACTGATTGTCCACCAGCACCAAAAAGTGTTTCTACACCACCTACAAGCTGTTCATAATCAGCATAAGCACCAACTGCTGCTTTACCAATTTTCACAACACCCGCAACCATTGCTGACCCAGCCGCTGCTATTGCAACACCTTTAAGTAGTCCCATTGCTCCGGATAAAGATTTCACCCCTTTGCCCGCTTCACCACTAGCTCCTTCTAATCCTTTAAGACTAGAAATACTTTTTTGAACCGAGCCATCATCCGTGACAATGTCAATTTTTATTGTTCCATCAGCACCCATTAAATCACCTCGCTTTCTTCCTCTGGCAATGCGTATATTCTTTGAAGTTTCTTCATTTGAGTTTCATGCGCATCTTTTGATTTAGAGGGCTTTTCCCATGAGCGAATTGACATGACCTGTTGAAACTTAGTTCCTTCTGGTAAACCAGCAAGTAAAGCTTTAAATTTAAACCAATGTAGCCGTCCTTGTTGCTCAATTAAATCAATGCCATAAGCTTGCATAAATGAAGCAAAAATATACTCCGCATCAAAATTGATGGAATATAATATTTCCTTTTCATCTTCCTCAAGCTCTGGCATGATATTTCCTTGTAAGTCACGTTTCACAGGTTTATCAGTTTTTGAGTTTTTGAGGTATTTTTCAAATACCTGTCTAATCACTTCGGCTTGGGTTTCAAGACTTAGTTCCGAAAGTTCGGTATCTCGTCCGAATACAAGCTTGATACTTATTCTTAGTTTGTTAATATCGGATAGATGCTTCTCTTTCAACAAATCAATCAATTTTAAGATGACATCAAATGAAGCATTAATCGAGTATTTATTACCCGAAATTATAACTTCATCTTTTGTTTTTTGATAAAGAGAAAACATAAGTCCTCCTAATTCAAATATTTATCTTCAAAGTTCTTGAAGTCATCCATTTCGAGTTCTTCTTTAAGTGCCATCGACATTTTATAGAAATGAACGACTGCAGCAACGACACTAGGACAAAGTGCGTAAACTTTATCAAAAGTTCCTTCACCAAAAATAGGGTCCATAATATCTTTTATGAAGTCTTTGGCATCATCAATCACATTTCCATCTTCTGTGACAGATAATTCATTCTTGGTTTTCTCCAAATCTTCAAATGATGCATAAAGACGCTTAATGTTTTCATCAGTTCGGTCAAATTCAATTACAAGTTGTGTTTTTCCGTTTGCGTCCACAAATGGAATATCAAGTGTGGCTTTTTCTATTTGAATTGGTTTCATTTTTTCTCCTTAAAAAATAAAAGGCTAGAAGTTCTCCCCCTAGCCTTTTTCTTAATTATTTTGCTGTCAATACTACTGCGATACTCCAAGCAGAACCAGTAAATGGTCCATCATGAAGATATTGCGCTTTGGTAACATCATCTGCACCAATGCCTTTTTCTCTATAAGCCTGAACATAAATGTATATTTTATCTCCAGCTGCAAGTGTTGGGACATCCGTTGCTTTTAAAGTCCAAGAATTCGTTTCAGAATAACCCATGAACTTAGCATCTTTTGGATCAGTTTGATTTGCTTCACTGTAATGTGTAAGGTATGATTTAGCACCTAAAACAGATTCCCAATCAACTTTAATTGAACCATCACTATTGATTACCCCAGTTACCGACTGGGGAGCATTAGGGTGTAACAGTTTTTTCTGTTGGCAATTGATTGTAAGTAATCGTACATCCAAACGCTTCATACTCGGTTGCGTCACCGTCACCAGCTTTGATATCAGTAACTGTTGCAGTACCAGTCCATTGCTTAGTTCCGCTTGCAGATACCACCTTATGCCAAACTTTACGCTCTTCGCCGATTTTGTACTTCATGGATGCAACCAAAGCTTGAGCTGGGTCTTCTTCATCATAAAAGCCTTCAAATCCATAAGCACCAGAAACTCCAGTTACCGTTGTTTCTTTTGTACCGTCACCATCATAGAATCCTGTATCATCAGTTTCTTCATCAGTATCATCAGAAACACTTGAAATCCATTTGGCTAATTCTAAGTAATCATCATCGGCCGGTTCCTTGCCATCTGATGCAAGTGGAGCGATAAAGTGCCCACGTAGTGCATTTTTTAAACGTGTCATTTTTATTTTCCTCCTTTAGGAAATGTTGTAATTGATGCCGTAATATCAATTTGAAAGATGTAAAATCCTTGTTCATCTTGGCTGTTAATATAGGGCTTATTCGTAATTTCTATTTCTCTAAACTCAAAAGAACCGTCAGCACTTTCAAGTGATTCAAGTTCTTCTAAATAGTTTTGAATGACCCAAAGTGATTTTTGAATCCTCTCTTGGTCAGTTGACTTCATCGCAAATTCATAGTTGAGCGTCTGATCTTTTATGCCATCAAAAAATGCTTGCTCAACTTTCCCACCAGGTAGAGGATAAAGAACCAATGACTCAGTGGGTTTCAAATATCCTAAAACACATTTCACTGGCAAATCTTTAATTGAATTCACACTGCTATTCAATCGTTCGATAAAATCCATTAAAGTCCAGCTCCTTTCTTAAAGACTTTTGGCCAACTGTTGCCATATAGCCCTTTGGCTTTTAAATCCCAACGTGGACCGGTTCCAGGAGTTGTGTAACTTTTGAAAGTAAATGATGTGCCTTTTTTAAATGATTTGCCGTAAAATTGCGCTCGAGCATAAGGGGTATTGTATTCAACAGCATTTCCAGAATCAGTGACATGTCCACTTGCTGCCAAGTTATGGTCTCGCTTTGGAACAAAGGCCTCCATGTGCATTAGCACTTGATTTGCCATTGCTACTTTCCCACGGGTTAAATTTTGAGCGCTGAGTTTCTTTTGTGCTCCACGTAAATCAACTTTGACATTAGCCATCAGACCACCTCCAATCGCCAACCAATTGATTCGCCATTTAGAACTAACTCTTTTACCAAAATAATCTTATATTCTTTACCTTGAAAGACTACTAGACTGTCATTTTCAAAACCTGAAAGTTCTCCAGAGTATCGATAGAACATTGTTATTGATGCATTGGGTGCTTTATCACTTGAGTTATTCCCACCTCTTGAAAATGTCGATGATAGATTGAACCAAACATTGTTGATAGTTGTATCAGCATATTCTGCCTTTTGGTAATCATCTTCCCCAGTCTTTTGTTGGTAAATAATAGAATGTGGAAATGCACGTATAGGTGGCAAACGATAATAAACCATTAATGTGTCCCCCTGTAAAGTAAACCAGTCATGAATAAAAGCTCCAGAGCTTCATCAGAAACAAGACTTGTTGCATTATCTCCAGAAGTCCCTGAACCGCCATTTGTGACACTTACACCATCTAGCGACCAATTTGTCGGACTGTCAATTTCAGCCGTAGAAACCGCCCCAAGAATTGCCATTCTTTCAATTTGATAAGCAATTGCTTTCTTGAATTGATTCTTACGAAATTCAATGTCAGATTCTAAATCATGAAATCTGTAAAAGTTTCTTGTCCGAATATCAATGACATCAGAAGCACGGACGACCAATCTTTTAAAATCATCCTCCGTTACTTCTTGATAGCCAAACTTTTGATATTCAGGAAATGTCAGATAAGTCATAATCCCTCCTAAAATAAAAGAGGAGATTACTCTCCTCCGCTTGCTGCTGTAACTGTTACTTCACAAGTAGTCGTCAAGCCATTTGAAGTTGTAACAGTAATTGTTGATGTTCCGGCAGCAACTGCAGTTACTTTACCTTGGACCGGAGTAACAGTTGCGATAGCAGCATCACTTGATGTGAAATTAATCGTCTTGTCTTCTGCATCAGCAGGTAAAACAGTAGCTGTCAGTGTTTCAGTTCCCCCAACTTCAAGAGCTAGCGTTGTTTTATTCAACGTTACACTTGTGGGGGTTACGCTTTTGGGCTTTCTGACACATAGATAGCATCTTTGGCATTTTCAAATACAATTGCATCGTAGTAGTCCAATCCTTTGATTGTATCACGGTAACCGCTGCGGTCTTGTGAAGCTGGAACGGTATCAACTGTACCGAATTTAACAACTGGAGCAACCGCAGTCAAAGGTGTAACAATAAAGTTAAGAGAAAGAGCATCAGTTCCATTTCCAGCGAAACGTTCTTTAGCCACTTTTACAATAGGAACTCCACCGTCAATTTGTGCAACTGTGCGATCGATACCATTAATTGATACTTCATTGGTTGTAAATGTTTTTGAAACACCAGATGCATTTTTGAGCATTCGATAAGTTGCAGCAGATACAAACATTACATATCCACCAGGGATTTCATTGTCTGTCATGTATTCTTCCGCTGCATCGTAAGCATCAAGAATATTGTCTTTGGTCAAAGTTTCTTCAACTTTTTCACTTGCATTATCATAAAGTGCTTGGATAGCTACTTTGTCACGATGTGGAACAGTAATCAAGCGTTTATGCTCTTCAACAATATTGTTGATGGTAAGTGCTGCCGATTCCGATTGGTCCAACTGGTCCACATCGTAACCAAACCAATCTTCATGGGTTAATTTGACTGTTTCTTTGTCAATGCTAATTTGATTACGAGCATTTTCCCCGTTACGCTTATAAGATGTCGCATCTTTGAATCCAGACATTTTATTAATACGAACTTCTTTTGCTCCTACAAAGTCAGCTGCAGTGATTGATTTCGCACCTTGAGCCAAGATATCCCAAACTTGAGAATCTGCTTTAAATTGTTTGTCAATTGTTGCTAAGTCTTTTGAGTCTAATACTACTGGCATATTATTCACCTAATCTTTCTTGAATTTTTTGAACCAAAGATTTTTCACCAGCGCCACCACTATTTGGATTGCCGCCAGCCACAATGGTTGGTTTTGCTTTGTCTGCAGCTCCGCCTTCTTGAAATAAATAAGGCATTGATTCTTTGAATGTTGCGAGTTGGTCATCAAGTCCTGAAACTTTACCATCATCTTGAATAATGACGTTGTCCATGTTGACTTGACCAAATAACAATTCAGTGTTCACAGTGCCTGAATCTTTCAATGCAAGTTTAACTGCATTTGTTTTTTGCATACTAGCAAGGTCAGCATTAAATTGAGCTTCACGTTCTTTTGCATTCTTGACGGATTCATCAAGTTGTTTTTGCAATTCTTCCGAACTTAAATTTGATTCTTGAGCGCTCTTTAAGTCAGCGGTGAGGTTGTCAACTTCTTCTGTTTTCTTGCTGTACTGTTCTTTGCTCACAAATTCTTTAGGAATTTCTGCGCTGATTTCTTTGTGGAATTCATCCGCATTAAAATTCCCGTCTTTATCTGTGTGCTTTGCGATAATGGCTTTAATATCCATTTTCTAACCTCCATAGTCTTTTATAGCGGACACTTCCCGCTTTGGATTTGTTTGCCTTTTATAGCTAGGCGAGCTATGGGAACTGCTGGACTTGAACCAGCGCTAGCGTGACCTCACGTTTACGGACTCGAACCGACTTTCTCGAGGATTTACCGCCCTCTGCTCTACCAACTGAGCTAAATTCCCGAAAAGAAAAACCCATGGGATTCCAAGGGCTTAAAATTTTTATTTATCATTTTTCATATCAACATACATTGTTAATGTTAGTTGGCATGGTGCGCCACTTTCACCTTTTAATTCAAAGCTTTCTACTCCTTTTATTGTTTTACCGTCAAGGCAAATTCCTTGTTCAAAACTTAAAACGTTAAGTTCCATTTCTGCCCTCCTTTGAGCATAAGAAAAGCACTTGATATAAATATCAGGCGCTTTGTTTTTTCTTAAAGTTTTTAGCATATTCTTGAGCTTTCCCATTTTTATAGACTCGCTCTCTAGTTGAATCACGATGTAAAAAGTCATTTTCTTTGAGCAAATCATTAAGGCTGCTTCTATGAATAGCTAATTTGTTTTTATACTCTGTAATTCTTCGCTCATCTTCTAAAAGTTTAGCAGCTTGGAGTTTGTATTTATCATCTTTAATCGCTCGTTCATAAGCTCTTTGTTGGGCTTGTTTTCGTCCGTTTTCAATAGCTTGTTTTGGAGTGATATTTTTAAGATGCTCTGGAACATCGGGCAATTTGTTCACTCCGATAATAAATGGAGTAAGATAATGTTTGCAATTGGCACCTAAAGCACCTCCAGCAGTTCCCCATCCATGTTCTTTCAAAGATTCAACTCTATAACCCAAAGTCTCAGAATAAAAAGATTGACCTTTTGTCACTACTTTACCCTGAATAGGGGCACAAGCCGGACGACTAGCCCCATGCTTAGAATAGTAAAAGGTTTCAACCCCTAATTCTTCGCTTGCTCGTGTTTTCATGTCATTATAAACACGAAAAGTAGTAGATTGAGTAACCATTCTAGCATAGCTATCAACATTCCATTGTCTGCCAGCTTTATCTACAAAATCAGAAGGAAATCCTTTAGCTAACCACTTCATCACAGTATCATTTATTGCCTGGTCTGCTGTTTTAATTCCCGAAATGACTTCTGCAACAGCCATTTCAATAATAGATTGATATGTTTTCATGATTGGATTTTTTGCAAAGTTATTAGAAAGTAATGATTGATTGACTAAGTTATTAACATCTCTAAAAGATTGCTGTGCATAACTTTCAAGTGCCATCCTCACATCATTATGTGGTGGATTTTTTCCAAGTTCTTCTGCCAATTGCTCCTGAGTATTTTTATAAACTTTCAAGCCTTCATTTTTAATTATCTGATTAAATAAATCTTGAGCAATCCCTGTCTGCTCCAGGATATATTTAACATTCTGCTCATTAAGCATATGCATATCATTGAGCTTTTCAAGTTGCCAAAGCCATGGTTCACGTTGCAAGTCAGCACTTCCACGCTGTTTGATTCTCTTAATAAGATTAAACATTAACTCTTGAGCCATTTGCTCGTAAATGTCACCGACCATTCCAGAAGCCAGTGTCATTTGGTCATCATTGACTGTGAACTTTCCCATAATTACTCACCGCCATACATCGATGCATCAGTTGAACTTAGACTTGGTGCCTGTTCTTCTTTAATCTCTGCAAGAATTTTATCAGCTTCATCTTCGGTCACACCTTGAATCTTTTGAATGGCTCTTTTTCTTGAAGTCAATTGCATTGTTGTGAGTTTGCCATAATAGTCAGCTTTTGCATCTTGTGATTGAAAGACACCATCGTCAAAGTCAATATTGATACCATATTTTTCGGGTAACGTAAATAGATCATACGAATTTGCAAGTTCAAAGATAGTTACTACTAATTCCTTTAAGGCTTCTTCAACAATCAAAACATTATCTGAACGTGTTGAGAATGTTTCAGAGTTTTCGCTGATAATTTCAGTTGCAGTCTTGACTGACTGACCATCAAATGAAAATGTTCCAGAACTAAAGCCAGTTTCAAGTTCAATAGTACGCAAAATAAAATTGATTGCATCTATAAACTCTGTAGCACGTAATGCTGGGGCAAATTCATTGATGAATGGCTCCTCAGACTTCATGGTTTGAAATACGCTAGTATTAGAAGCAAACCTCATCATTGGTCTTCCGGTTTCTTTATCATACCTAGCCTTAAAAAATGCCTCAGAAGCGATAATCTTTCGCCCTGCTTCTTCAATTTCTCGCATGAATTGATCATACTTTTCGTTGATATCGAGCAACTGACGTTTAGCATTATCAATAATTCCTAAACTTAAAGAGCTTGAAATATCAAAGTTATTCTTTCCGGCTAATTTAATATAAACAAAGATAGGGCGAGTGAAACCTTTCATTTCAACTTCTTCTTGCAAAGTTTCATACTTGGCCAATGAAGTTAAAGGAACTTTCACACCAACTTGGTTTTCATCTTCTGATCGATAAAGCTCATTGCGAATAAAATAGCTACCATTCTCCCACTCATGAAATTCTAGTAGGGTATATCGAATATTCTGTTTACCCTCTACCACTTGTGTAACTGTAGCAATAGCTGCTTCACTAATATCATTGGTGTTTGATTCTAGTGGATAAAAGGTATCGGCGCGGCAATAAGCAATTTTGATTGTATTGTGTGCTTCATCATAATAAGGACGAAGGACAAGACCCCCAATTGCATAACCCGCTTCTAATTCTTCACCAAAATTCTTGCGAAATTTATTGTTATTAAAAACTTTCTGCAAAAATTCATCCGCTTTTTCATTATCAACGCTGATTGAACAACCGTCATTAAAGACAAGCTTGGATAATTTTCTTGCAATTATCTTTGAAACATTCAGTGAGTGAAAATCACGTTTGACATAGTTCCCATCACTGTTGAGATATTTAACTTGCTCAAATATATTTTTATAAATTCTTTTGTTGTCTTGGATGCGAAGATATTCTTCCGAATTGACTGCAATCTTCGGATGATCTGTAATATTGTTTAATGACTCAACCATTCCTACCTTTGCGCCTCCTTTTCTTATCATATTTTTAAACCAATCAAACACTGGCCACCTCCTAAATTAAGTATTCCACAGTGAAATAATTGACTGCATAGCGTAGTTCATCGCACGCATGGTTATTTTTATCTACTGGCAAACCGTTTGGGGTTCTAATATACAATCCAATTTCTTTTATTAGATTGTAGTGATCATACTTTCCATCTAATGAATACAAAAAAAGAAGCCCTTTTTCAAAAGCATTCTGTACTCTTTCAATACCAACTTCTATTTTTAATCCGTTGCTTGTAACTTTGTCCCGGCTGTTATTATTTGCCTTATCAGTAGAAATACCAATCAACTTAAGTTCTTCTCGCAATGTTTTACATGCCGGGTCAACAAAGAACCATTCCCAATGTGGTAAATCTTTCCATTTATCATAACACCAGGACACAAACTGCTTAATTTCTTTAGCATAGACTGACATCGCTTTTGTCTGGCCTGTTTCCGTTCCACTGTGATAATAATTTGCCATGCGGTACAAATAATGCTTGCCCTCATGAAAAGTCACCACATTGAATGCACAAGTTGTTGCATCAGCTTGACCACCATCGGCTGTAAAGAAAGTTTCAATGACTCTGCCTTTAAGTTGGTTTGTCATATGCTTTTCTTCATCAAACATGGAATAAATAACACCCTCTGGCATCACTCGTTGTCCTAGCCAGTCACGCTTATAAAGATAATCTGATGTTTTAGATTGTTCTTCCCACATTTTCAACCGTTGATCAGTTAGGATCGGATTGTCAATCGGTCTCCAATGCCTAAAGCGATAAGTGCCAGTCTTTTCAAACTGATTTAATAGTTCAAGATTTGGATGATTAGGAGCTGGTGGGTTCTGTTCTCCTAAATGAAACCTCAGCTTACTCGCTAAGGTCCGCCTTAGTGCTTCGGCTATTACTTCTTTATTGAGCAAATTAAACTCAAGAAAAGCAACAGTCCCAAAAGACATCCCAGTAATTGCACCAACAGCATTAACTTTACCTCCACCTTTATAAAATATTCTTTTCTCAATTCCTCCAGGAAAAGTAATGCTGAGATGGTCTCCATCTTCATTGTGTTTGATTTCTGAGTTATCAGCAAAGATATACATTAAACCGAATCCCTCACCATCAATAAACATGCGGTAAGCTTGTTCTTGATTATAGGCAAGAACTAAATGGTCACGGTCAGGCGACTTTGCATAGATTTGAGCCATTTTAAAGATATCACTGTTTGTTTTACCTGAACGAATTGTTCCCTCATTCATTTCAAACTCAATTCCAGTGATGTCAGCTTTGATGTTCTCTGCTTGCTTTGGGCTGAAAGAGATCACGATAAATTACCTTCTTCCCTTTCAACAACTGGGACATTAATAAGCGCTTGAAGCAATTCATTATTTTTGAAATTGCCCTCAAGTTTATCGGCCGCATTCGTAAGAATTTTTGCTTTAGCTTCTGAAGTTGTAGCATCAGCTGTAAGCTTTCTGAGTTGCAGTTCAAGTATCTTGTCATTACCTGGGTAACGTTTAAGAAGTTCCTTCATTGCTTGTATTTGAACCTTAAAGTCAGGAGGTTTCTCAACTTCTTCTACACCATCTATACCGCTAATAATAACCGTTTCAGTAATATCTGCCTTAGCTATCTTAGTAAGCCTTTCAAGTATCTCCTGTGCGCTCATAATACGTTCTGAAGCGAGCTGTTCCATTCGTTCATCAATGTATTTTTTTATGCCAACATTTGCCAACAATTTGTAAGCACTAGCTCTAGCATAATTCTTTGAATATCCAGCTTTAATAGCTGCTTCTTCAGCATTTCCTAACTCAATATAATAATCAGCAAAGTCCTGCTGTTTCTTGGTAAGCTTCATACCTCCCTCCTATCTTATTTGTGAATCCAACAATAAAAGGCTGCCCATTGGACAACCTGTAATAAAATAGCAAGTCAGGGAGTCGAACCCTGAGAGAAGCCAACCTTGCTACCAAAAGGTTAATTAAACCTACTGACCTTATTATTTACCATTCGTAAATGATGGGAATTTATTAATCATTGCATGATATTCATCTCCACTGACATCATCATGAATAGGTTTAATCTTACCAGTTTTTTCCATTAAATTAAGTTTATTATAAATTAAGTTATCATCGCCAGTACCTCCACCAACGATACAACGTCCATTATAAAGAAAACCAGCTGTTCCTTTTGAACCTCCACTTACAACATTAAATTTAATCATTTCATCTTCCCCCTCTGTTTCTGGACCAGGATTATCTGTTCCTGTTCCATTTTGAATAATATTAATTGGATTCAACCAAGTTCCATCATCTTTGAATGCTGATGATTGTGCTGAAAGCCATTCTTTTTTTGTAATTCCCAAGTGTAAATGACTTGTATTACGTGTGCCAATTACTTGCCCTAGAGTTACTGACTGTCCTACACTAACATTAATATTAGATGTACTTGTGCCAAACTCTTGATAGACAACATAATAGCCATTTGAATCTTTAGTTACAACCACTGTTCCCAATGCCCCGTAACCTGCCGGAGCCCAACCAGCATATACTACTGTTCCAGCATGAACTGCTGCAATATTTGAACCAGGGTATCTTGCTGAGCCAAAGTCAAATCCATCATGGAAATAATCGCCATGTCCTGTACGATCATAGGTTGTCATACCAAATTGTTGACCTTCTTCGTAACCTTTATAGCCACCCGAAAAAGGCCATCCCCAATCATTTGCCATATCGTATCTTCTTTCTTACTTATTCAGTTCAATTAAACTCGTCAGTATAATTGACTGTAATTCCTAATATACAGCTGTATTAAAACTAGGAATGACTCAAAGTCGGAATTGAACCGACAGCAGTTTTGCTAGTCCAACTTTTGAGCCTTTATGAAGTATATCCAAACCGAATTAATTGATATTTTGTGCTTTTGACTTTTACTTCATAATACAAGTATATCAGCAAAAACAAGGGTAAAAGTGTCAATTTCATGCCAAAAACATGCTATTTTTTTCCCAATTTGTCCCATGATTTCAGATAAAACTAATAATATGGGGGTCAATGTCTTTTCTAAAGCGGTAGTAAATAAACTTTGCTTTCTTTTCTGAAATCTCAATTCCTTCGTTTTCAAGTTCCATTATCACTCTGTACCAAGTAAGGCCACCGTAACCGAAGTGTTTCAGCCTTACAATTTCTTTTTCACTATAAATCAAAGAATCATACCATAGATTGAATTGGTACATCAGGTCTTTGAGTTTAATGTATTCCTCATCATCTTCAAGTGCTTCTTTATTTAAAACGTGGCTTTCAGGCTCCGAACCACCAGAATAAGCTGTACGAATGCCTAAGTTGTCTACTTTTTGTTTATAAAGATATCTGCTTTCAATTGATTTTATTCTGGCTTCAAGTCTGCCATTAACGTAATCTCCAATAATTCTATCCAACTTATCTGCCATTAATCAAGTTCTCCTTTTGTGGTATAATTAAGTTAGAAAATCTTTAATTGAGCCCGTTCCCAGCGGGCTTTTTTGTGTTCAATCCATATGTTTATCAAGCCATTTTTCAGCTTCTGTCATTGTTTTATTCCTCCCATTCATGAGCCGTGGAACAGTACGGACAATAGAAGCCTAAGGGTGCTTCATCCATATTTAAAAGAAATTCATTTTTACATTCCATACACTCAATTAATTCAAATTCATCATTTATTTCCCCTCCCCACCAGTCATTGACCAGCAATATTAGTTTGTCGGTCATTATACTCAACACCACATACTTTACACTTTTTCATCATCCCCTCCATCAAGGTCTTTAACAGCTTCAATAATTTCATTCAAACTTTGATATGAAATATATCCATCTTCGCCATGCTCTGTCATATTGAATTTTTTATATGAACCTTCATGACCTAAAATATTTTCGTTGAATTCAGGAAAACAATTACCATCGTGACACAAATCTCTTTCCCAACCTAAAGGCTCAACTAATTTATCAACTTCTTCAATCTTCATCATCCCCTCCAATCTCTGCGAGCGCTTGCTTATAATATTTGATAGTATCATCACTGCCATTTAGTTGTTCAATATCTCCTATAGCTTCTGTCAGTGCCTTTTTCGCAGTGTTTAACTGTTCTTGGAGTTTTTCAACCGAAAGTTTGTCAGTGTCAATCGCTTGTTCAATTTCATTTAACATTTCATGAACATCAAGACCAGAAAAGACTAATCTATCTACTTCTCCGCCTGTGGCATAACCTGCTTCATATTGCAATCTGTCAATTACTGCTTTTGCTGTTTCAGTCATTCAACCACCTCAATAATTTTTTGTTTTTACTGCCCCACATTGAGGACACTTATAATAATCAGTCCCGCAACATCCGCAAGCATCTGGGAAGTCATCAAACCACTTCATATCTAAATTACATTCATCACATTTCATTCTCCGTCCTCCACAAGCACAGCAAACTGCCAGTAACGCTCATCAATTGACTTGATTTCTTGTTCAGTGAAATATACTGTGTGCTTTTTTGTATTTGATAAAAATCCGATAAAATCCACTTCATCTGTTTCTTTATCAATTCTCAAAAAGTCAAAACCATTAGTTAATTGCGAAGCATCATCATCCCAATAGACAATTGGCATTTTGACCTCGAACAGCTGCGGTTTTTCGACTTCGTATTTACCGAACCAAGCTTTTGCGAACTGTTCTTGATTGTTCATAACCCATGTAGACAATTCAGTTTTACGTGATGCATACTCTTTTACCATTAAATCCAAAGCAATATTAAGTGCATATCTGTTTTCTTTACACTCTTCGATATAACTACCCACAAACTCAGGCACGACTGGCAGGGCTTGCTGTTGGAGTTGGGATTTTAAATCTTCAACTTTTTTAGTGAGCATTGCATTATCTGATAACAATCCAGTTCCCTCAGCGATCAGTTTTAAATTTGATGTTTCTAGTTTAGAACTTCTGATAACTTCTTTTTCGTAGTTATCATTGAGATTACTATATTTATCCAATAACTCCTGAAACTCTTCGTCTGAGTGCCAGTTACCGAATCTTGTTAGTATCTTCTGAATTAAATCAATATTTATCCAGTCCCAACTAGTTAACGCTCTAAATTCTTCTTCAAACTTAGTCATTTTTTCTCCTCATTTTTCTTATCACAATATTTTTGCGCTGCTTCACGAGTATCAAAAGTCCTGCGTGTTCCGTTGGCATCATTACGTCTTACAGCTCCAAATCTACCGTTTAATTCTGCTTGGATGACCCATTCCTTAGTCATTTTTCGTGTCCTCCTCGAAAATAATCTTTAGTACAAATTCTTTAATGAAATCAACTGGAACTGCACTGCCATCTTTAGCATATAATTCGACTGTTTCAAGCACTTTCGCTTTTGCGTACTCTTGCATTTGGTCTGCTGTGTAAACTTTCCTACTTTTTTCAAAGTCCAGTGCACGTTTATCTTGGTAATCACTTGCTGAACCGTAATTTGCAAGCGTTCTGTCAGCAATAATTCCAGTCCATTTATAATTATCGTTATCATAAATAGTTGTAATTTCTCCAGCCGCTTCAATCTCGCTTAGTTTCATCTAGCTGCTCCTTCAATTTATTTTTCCATTGCTCATGAAACCATTTGTCGTCTTTGTCAGCGACTTTATGATTCTTCAAAATATCCTTGTCTTTAAAATCTAGGACATTCTTTTCTTTTTGGTTTGTCATAAACATACCTCCTCAATATCAACTTCAAGGCGATAAGCTTTCGTTCCAGAGAGCCCACCATATTGATATTTTGTAAATTTAACTACTTCATGATTATCATCTGACCAAAGGCCTGCTTCTGTAAAACCGTCCATAATCGCTTTTAAGGTTGGTTGTAAGTTGTCTGGGTCACTTCTTCGTTTAGTTGGTGTAAAGACCGTCAGCGTAACGCTACAAGTCCGTGTGCTATCGAATAACGGCAACTTATCTAAGCTGTTTAGTGGATTTCGCACTTGATTAAAAGTAATTCTCTTTAATTCTTGAATTATTTTCGCTTTTTGGTGAAAATGCATCCTGTCATTAGAATTCAAAATCAACTTTTTACTTTTTGGAACATCTTTTGATTTACTGATAGCCCGATATAATTCAAATTCAAACTTCACTTTTTTCTCCATATATCATTATTTCGGTTGCTGCTTCTTTGCTGATTTTCTTAACTGATGCAATAAAGGTCACTGGATTCATTACGATTTCTTTTTCATGGGCCCATTTGACGTATCTTACAAATTGCTGATAAGTTACTCCTGGAACAAAACTCAAGTAATATTCCGAAAGTTCTTCATCAAATGCACTTTTAGGGATTTCCCAAGCCATTTATTAAAGCCTCCACTTCTTCATCGGTCATATATTCCCTATCCTTTTTAGTTTGAGGATTAGACCATTCAGGAGCACCTTTTACAACTTTGTTACTTCTAAATCCTTGAATAGGTGTTAAATCGTAGTCATCTTCCCAACCCTTACCGTTAAACCATGTGCTGCCATGTTTTATATAGTTTTGTTGGGTATTTTTAACTCTTATTTCTTCCAAATAGTTTTCAAGACCCGTTTTAATCTCTTCGTCTGTCGTTCCAGATTTCACAGCTCTTTTATAAGCTAATAGAGCTTTCGGTTTTCCTTTTTTGTTAGGATATATTTTCCAAAGATTATTAAATCTAGTTTCTAAATCAGACTCTTTATCGGACTTGTCCGATATATTATTATTTGATTTATTAATTGATTTATTAGTTGATATATTATACTTACGATTCTTCAGTATACCCTCTAATGAATCTTCGGTAGGGGTATGCTGATTCTTCGGTATACCCCCTACCGATTTATCAACATAGGGATAAATATATCTCTTTTTAACTTCTCCATTTTCAAACTCATATTCTAATTTGATGTATCCTTTTTCTTCAAGACGCTTCAGATTAGCTGAAACTGTTCCTTTTGTCTTGCCGTATCTTTTAGCAAGATAAGCATTTGAAGGAAAGATACTGCCAAAAGAATTAGCCATCGTGTATATTTCACTAAAAAGAAGTTTTTCAAAATCATTTAAATCATCAGCTTCAATAATTGGCACTGGTATTTGGTTAAAAAACTTTGTACTTTGTTCCATTACTTCGACCACCTTAGATTTCCAACATAATTATTTGATTTGTTACCATCAATATGTTTAACGTTTGGCAGTCCTTCAGGGTTTGGAATAAATGCCTGTGCTACCAATTGATGTATAAATGGCATTACTCGTTTTCCGTTATCGAGTGTAAAACCATATCTTGGTCGCTGGTCTGATGTGGTATTTATTTTTACTTTCTTGCGAATATTATCACTTATAACTTGTCTCAAATTTCCATGGCTGCTAATCTCATATTCACCTACTGGAATACCAACAATTTTTGGAGAGTTAATAAACTCAATTTTTTTCCACGTTTCAAATTCCATTTATGATTCCTTTCTTCTATATTTATTTCAATGTGGTCAAATTCGACCAATTTAGATTTCAAATTAAAAGGCTGGGGGATGTTGCGCATTGCCTATCCCCTCGAATTTAAGCATTTGTTACGCACGCTGCACCTGGTTGTTAATTAAAATGGTAGGTCATCATCTGAAATTTCCATTGGATCACTTCCAAAAGAATCATTCTTTTGTGGTTTTGCAGCTGGATTACCAACTCGTTCACCATTTGCTTGATTACTTTTTTCAAGTACTTGGAAATTACTTGCGACAACCTCCGTAATATAAACTCGTTGCCCTTGTTGATTCTCATAGTTGCGAGTTTGAATACTACCAGTAACTCCAATTAATTGACCTTTATGAGTCCAATTGGCCAAGTTTTCGGCTGATATACCCCAAATAACACAATTGATAAAGTCAGCTTCTCTTTCTCCATTGGAATTCTTAAATTGACGATTAACTGCAAGAGTAAATGAAGCAACTGCTTTATTTTGTTGTGTATATCTAAGTTCAGGTTCTTTAGTGATTCGCCCTACTAGAGTGACATTGTTAATCATTTTGTTCTTCCTTTTTTATATCTACGAATTTTTCGATATCATTGTATGCTTCATCAAGTGGCATTTTTAGCCAATCATTTTGTTCATCAATACTTGCCCCATAGTTTTTCCCGGCAATAATAGCCATTTTGTTAACTACGGCTTGAAGCTTTTTCTCATCAAATTCTTTTTTATCTTTACCAACAACATATAATTTAGGTGGATTTGGTATCTCTTCTTCAGTAAAATCAGCTTTTGTATTTTGAACCTTTGAATTCTGAGGTAAAGCCCAACTTGGAAGCTGAGGATTATTCCACCAAAAGCTCTTTCCTGCTTTTTTATCAAAAACTTTGTTCCAACCATCAGTCTTTTCAAGTGATGTTTGAGCAAAACTGGTAGGTAAGTCATATAAATATCTACCTACTCCCCATTGGACAGCTGCTCTCTTCATTGATCCAGATAATCCACCTTTGACTGCTTCAACCTGAGTGTTTTCTGCGCCATCCCATTTGGTAACCCATTCATCTCCAAACTTAACGGATATACCACATAACGTCCCGCCATCTGGAGCTGTTTTGAATTCGTTCTTCCATCCAGCAATTCCAAAAACTTCATCAAAACGTTCTTGAACTGCCCGATTATCCATATAAGCAAGAACCATAGCCCAAGGTTTCCCTTGTTTAGAAAATCCTGATTGTTGAACTCTCCAAACTACTCGGTCTGGTTGCAAAGGTTTTTGTAAGGCAAGCATTTGTTCTTCATAATCTGCCATAATTTACCTCACGCATCCCATTTAAGAGGTGCTTTCTTATCTTTATAAACAATGGATTGCTCAAGCTCTTGTTCTATTCCATCTCCAAACTTGCTCTTTAGTTTAGTTAAAGTAATTGGCTCTACACAATCCCAACCATGAGCTTTAACTAAGTCATATTTCTGTTTATTAGTCATGGTTAAAACCTTTTGTTGTGCTGCTTTACCATAACTCAAACGATTAAATTGTTGACCTTCATCAAGCCGTTTTTTAACCTCAGTTTCGCCCTTTTTATAAAGGTCAGCTATAATCTTTGCCTGAGCTAAGAATTCTGTAAGTGTGATATTATCCATATCTTTTATAGCTGATGGATTCAAGTCAACCCTTTGACCATCTCCATCTACTGGGATAAGTTGTAATTCCATAATGTTCTCCGTTTCTTATTTTTATTGAAACGTGATATAATCTAGGTATAAATTTAAGAAGACATATCACGTCTTTGCGTTCACTTTGCCGAGTGGACGCTTTTTTGTTGTTTGCTCATATTTAGTAAACCTCAAGCAATACTCCACCGCTTCTAAGTGGTGTAAAGTTTATTGTCTTTCCTTGATAAAGCACTGTATCGGTCTTTCTTGCGATAATCCATTTAGCACCATCGATTAGAGCAGTTTGAAGCACAGCATCTGCTTCTCTTGATGTTAAAATTGTGTTTTTCATTTTATTAATCTTTCTAGCGTAGTACCGCATTTAATTTCTTAGCAATGAGCTTGATCGCTCTAATGTTTTGTGTGATTAAGTCGTGGAATAGGTCAAACAAGATTTCCCCTGTATCAATTTCAACTATAAATTTATAAGTCATACAGTGACCTCTTACTTTTTATAACTCTTATAACGAGTTGCTTCTTTCCACTTCACAAACTCTTTAAATACTTCTTTATTAATAAAGACAAGACCGTGCGTTGGATTGAGTACGCCTTTTTTAAATTCAGGTCTATCTCTCATTTCAGTAAGCCAGGCTGTTAATGTGCCTTTTGATAAGCCTTGCCAGACTTCCATAAGGTGTTTTTTGTCGCACCATTCTGCGTCTTCTGTGTTTTCAACAGGCAGATAGGTTATTTTTGCGTATGGCATATTGCATCTCCTTTCTACTTCCGTTCTTTTTCGGGAACGTTTGACTTAAAAAAAATGCCCAAATCTTCTTTATCATATCCAAAAATAGAAGCTAATTTGATAAGTTCGTTTGCTCCAATAGCCACGATACCATTTTCACGTTTTGCGTAAGCAGCTCTTGTTTTCCAACCCATTTGCTTAGCTACTTCATCTTGTGTTAAATCGTTAGCAATTCGTTCTGCTTTGATTCTACTTAAATCAATAGTCATAGTTTTTCTCCTTTCGTTCTTTTTCGGGAACAAATAAATAATATCACTTATGTTCTCTCTTGTCAACAAAAAAGTTATAAAAAAAAACCAAAAAATCTTTTTTTTTACATCTTGTGCTTTTTCGGGAACAATGCTATAATGTTTTTATCAAGCTTACAGAGAGAAAACTATGCGAACAAATGAAGAAATAGTAAGAATATTAATAGACGAAAAAAACAAACAGAATCTTTCCATATCTGAATTAGCTAGAAGGGTTGATATGGCAAAATCTGCTATATCTAGATATTTTAATTTTAGCAGAGAATTCCCATTGAATAGAGCTGATGACTTTGCTAAAGTCCTAGGAATATCCACAGAATATCTATTAGGAATCTCTAAAGAGGAAATACCTAATCAAGTAGAAAAAAAATCCCCTCTAGTAGAGGAAATAGCCAAAAAAACTTCACAACTCAAAGAACCACGTCAACAAATTGTTCTCAAAACAGTGAATACTCAATTAGAAGAACAGAAAAAAGAAAATGAAAAAATTGTTCCTCTAAAAAATGGTGATAAAAAAATCGACCTAGCTGATTTAGTGGATGATAGCAAAGTTGATTGGGATAAGTGGGTTTCATTTGATGGCAAGCCTTTAACTGATGACGTTAAAGAGGCAATGAAAAAAGCTCTTGGTAAACGTTTAGAAGATAAATAGGAGGTTTCTATGGGCAGACAGGAGCTTTTAGACTACCTCCTTAAGGAAATTGAAAAGAGTGGATTTGAAATTTTTGATATTGGCTTTTTTCCAGTTCCCGCAGCGGTTAATGTTGACAACAAAATAATGATTTACAATTCTAAAGATGCTTCACCTTTTGAAGTTGCTCATGAGTTAATACATATAATAAATAAAGATAATCATCGCGGTGATTACTTTGATGCAATCAACCCGCAAGAGGTGAGAGCAAATCATGAAGCGATTCTTCTTCTTTGGGAAATATTTGAAGCTAACGGGGGAAGCTATGAATATTTCAATGTGTTTGTAAATACAACTGACGCACCTTTTGAGCTTGCTGAATTAATCATCAAAAATGAATACTTAGAGATGCATGAAGCTATTAGTGAAATATTTGAAGATGAAATAAAAATTAGTATTAATAAGCAAGAAATGCATGATTATATTATTGATTATATTAGTTATTTTGATGTTATAGAAACTATAAATGTTTACCACTTTTTAGATCGCTATCATTTAAGTTATAATTTTTATAATATGGCAGAAACAGAATTTCAGCAATTATTAGGAACTGTTTAACTTTAGGAGAAACTATGAAATTTGGAATGAGAAAACCAAGCCTTACAAAAAGCTTTAAAGCTAGAACAACTGCAAAATATAAGCGTAAAGTAAAAAAAGCACTTATTCCTGGTTATGGAAAAAAGGGCATGGGTTGGATTAAAAATCCAAAAAAAGCGGCATATAATAAAGTTTATAAGAAAACAACTTTCTCAATTTGGGATTTGTTTAAATAAAAGGAGTCAATATGGGAATTTTTGACAAAGTAAGAAAAGCTGTAAGTAAGGCTTCAGAACTGAAGGAAACTTTATCCGATCCTGAGAAATTGAAAGAGGCAAGTGCAGGGTTAGCTAAAAAAGGCCTAGAATCAAGCGTTAACAAACTTTCAGAGCGTAGCAACTTTATTAAACAAATACAAGAATCACCTTCGAAATCTAACAAACCGCCACAAAAACTTTTACAGTCTGAATATCCTGAATGGCAAATTTCAATATCATTTAGAGAATCTAAATCAAATAACTTTGATACTGCCCTATTTTTAGCCCAAAAGAGTAATAGTTATCTTGAAACTGTTTCGGACGGAAAAATAATTTATCAGGCATTCTTTGATGCTGATTCATATTCTGATTTTGAAATCCTTTATAAATTGATAAAAGACTGGAAATCTACATTCGTATTATTAAATGGTGAGGTCATAGATAAAAAGGCTATGTCTAAGCTTAATATATGCTTAGGAGATAAAGTTAGATATAAAGACCCTAGCTTTTGCTTCGGAGCAAGTGAATACACCTCAAATCCTTTTGGATGTCATAGATTAATGATAACTCCATCTCAAAGGCCTTGGTGGGAATATGGCTCCTTTAACAATCGTAAAGAATGGGTTATTGATAAGCAAAAACTGAAAGAACAGATACTAAATAAATCTTCTTTTTATAGAAAATGTCCATATTTTAATCTTGAAAATTCATTAGCCGTAGTTGATTTATTACCTGATAAATTAACGGAACGTAATGACAAAAGCTACTTCATATTTGACAACAACAGAATTTATCCTAAGGAATTTACATATTCAAAAATTGATGGATATTATTTAAAATAAAAAAACCGTCCAAGTTTGACCGGCGTGGACGGAATTTATTTAAACAAAAACCACGAGCAATATCTTGAATCTCATTAAAAGCTAGGTTAGGAGAAAATTTTATGAATAATAGATATGGACCAGAAACTAAATGGGGACGTCAATCTTTTTTTGATGGTGGCTTATTAAGTTTTATTGGTTGGAATATTTTAGGTGCTATTATTACTGCTGTCACTTTGGGCATCTGTTATCCTTGGGCACTATGTATGGTTTATGGTTGGAAAATCAATCATACAGTAGTTGATGGCCATCGCATGAGCTTTAGTGGATCAGCTATTGGCCTTTTTGGAAACTGGATTAAATGGTTGCTTCTTTCTATTGTTACATTAGGAATTTATGGTTTTTGGGTAGCAATAAAGCTTGAAGATTGGAAAGTTAAAAATACAACCTTTATAAATTAAAACAAAAAATCCACCCTATCTTTGGACGGACGAGGGTGGATTAAATTTCAGATACAGTATAAACGCTTCAAACGAAGCCCTTTTACTGTACTCAATTTTAGCAAGAAAGTGAGTAAAAATCAAATGTGGATAGAAGATTTACCAAATGGAAAATACAAATATTTTGAAAGATATAGAGACCCATTAACGGAAAAATTAAAAAAGGTTTCTGTAACCCTGGATAAAAAAACACCACGAGCACAAAAAATTGCACTTAAAGAATTAACTGAAAAAATAAATAAAATACTTTCTCATAATGAAGGAAGTGATATCACTTTTGTTGATTTATATGATGAATATTATAAGAACTGGTCTCCAACGGTCAAAGCCTCATCACTTCGTGGAACAACAGCAAATGATAATCGTATATTAGAGAAAATCGGTAAAAATGCAAAAGCTAGAAATGTAAATCGCCGGTTAATTCAAGATTTAGTAAATGAGATGATGGACGAGGGATATGCCTATAGCTACTACAATGGTTTCAAGAAAAGATTTCACTCCATTCTAGATTTCGGAGTTAGGATGGGTTATCTTGAAGTAAATGAAGCAAGTTTTGTAAAAGCTCCCAAAAAAACAAAAACTTTTAATGAAGTTCAGGAAAAACGAGATAGTTATCTTGAATTAAGTGATATTAAAAAAATTATTTCTGTTCTGAGAATAACTTCAAGAGTTGAGCATATTGCCAATTTTGTAGAATTTATGGCATATACTGGGGCTCGTTATGGTGAAACAGCTGCTCTTACAATTCATGAAATAGATTTGGAAAATGGGACAGTAACAATTAACGGCACTTTTGACAGAGCTTTGAAAATAAAAACCACTCCGAAGACTGAGTTCTCTTACAGAACAATAACAATCTCAGAGAACATTAAAAATATAATCCAAGAACAACTTGAGTTATTAGAACTTCATCGTTCTTTGAAAGGTAATGATTTTAATAAAGATAACTATATTTTCTTTACTGTTAATGGCGCTGCAGTTGATTTGGACACTCTCAATGTCGTTGTAAGGAGAGCTGCAGAAAAGATTGGAATAACAAAGCATATTACATCCCATATTTTTAGGCATTCTCACATTGCTTTACTCGCTGAACTCGGAATACCTCTGAGTGCAGCAATGGAACGGGTAGGACATACAGATTATAAAACAACGCTTAGCATATACTCTCATGTAACTAAATCTGTAAAAATAGATATTGTTAAAAAATTAAACGATTTAATATAAAAAGTACCTCTCAATTAAAGGGGCACTTTTTATTTACAAGGGGCATAATTAAATTCTAGGAGGGCACAAACATATGAGTTAATTAGTCAGCATGCATCACTAATTATTTAACTTATTTGTCTTTGCCCCTTTAGTGCCCCTTCGGAATTATTTTTTACAAAATTCAACCAAAAAGCATTGATATAGCAACGCTCCTTTATTTTACCCGATAGACCCCTCCATTGAATAAGAAATCAAGCGATTTAATTCAACAGCGTATTCCATTGGCAATTCTTTGGTAAAGGGTTCAATGAAGCCCATGACAATCATGTCAGTTGCTTCTTTTTCTGTAAGTCCACGACTCATCAAATAATAGAGTTGTTCTTCTGAAATTTTTGACACTTTCGCCTCGTGTTCCAAGGCGACTTGTGAATTATGAATTTCATTGAATGGTACGGTATCTGATTTTGATAAATCATCCATTAAAATTGTGTCACATTCAATATGAGAAGCAGATTTTTTAGAATTTTTTCCAAAAGTAACTTGTCCACGGTAATTGACTGCTCCACCATTTTTGGCAATAGACTTAGAAATGATTGAACTTGAAGTATTTGGTGCGTTATGAATCATTTTAGCACCTGTGTCTTGATTTTGGTTTGCTCCAGCAAAAGCGATTGAGAGCATTGTTCCACGCGCTCCTGGTCCATTCAAATGAACGGCTGGGTATTTCATAGATACTTTTGAACCTAAGTTTCCGTCAATCCATTCAACCGTTGCATTTTTTTCTGCAGCAGCACGTTTGGTAACCAGATTATAGACGTTATCTGACCAGTTTTGAATAGTAGAGTAGCGCATATAACCACCCTCTTCAACAAAGATTTCAACCACTGCTGCATGAAGTGAACTTGCAGAGTAAGTTGGTGCAGTACATCCTTCAACGTACTGAATAGACGCCCCTTCTTCAACAATAATCAATGTCCGCTCAAACTGTCCTGATTTTTCGTTGTTAATACGGAAATAGGCTTGAATCGGAATCTCACATTTGACTCCTTTAGGAACATAGACAAATGACCCACCAGACCAAACGGCAGAATTTAAGGCTGCCAATTTGTTATCTGTTGGTGGAACGAGTTTACTGAAATATTTTTTGAAAATTTCTGGATAGTCACGTAATCCTGAATCGGTGTCAGTGAAAATAATTCCTAATTTTTCAAATTCATCTTTCATATTATGGTAAACAACTTCTGATTCATATTGAGCAGAAGCTCCTGCCAAATATGAACGTTCCGCTTCTGGAATACCAATTTTTTCAAAAGTGTCTTTGATTTCTTGAGGAACGTCTTCCCAAGAACGCGCAGCTTTTGCTGATGGTTTTTGATAATAAACAATATCATTAAAATCAATACCAGAAAGATCTGGGCCCCATTTTGGCATGTCCAATTTTTTAAAAGCTTCAAAAGATTTCAGACGAAACTCTAACATCCACTCAGGTTCATTTTTTGTTTCAGAAATTTCGCGAATAACTTCTTCGGTCAAACCTAAACCTGTTGTGAATTCAAGTTCTGCATTATCGTGAAATCCAAATTTATATTCTTCGAGGTCTTTGACGACTTCTTGTGTACTATTTTCTGTCAT